GCATCAACTAAAAAGGGTCGTAGTGGTGGAGGCAAAGTTTATGACTTTGCCCGCAATGAACTTCTTGGTGTAGATGACTTTGGTCGTGCAGGTAAGAACTTGCGCAAAGGTAATTACGGCAAGGCTGCGAAGTCTGCTGGCGCTGGTGTTCTTGAACTTGGTTCAAGCATTGCCACTATCTTTGGTATTGGTGCTGGCGCAAAGGCTGCTATGGCTGCTGGTAAGGCTGCTAAGTTGGCTAAGGGCGCTAAGGGTGTAACTAGTGGTTCTCGTGTTCTTAAGGGTACTCTTGTTAAGAGTACACCTAAAGCAATTGGTTCTGGTCCGAAGGCACTTGGCACTGGAGCGAAGTCTGCACCTAGAGTTGTGAAGAAGACACGTTCGGTTGTTAAACCTGCTGCGAGAAAACCTGTTACCAAGACACGTTCGACTGTTAAGAAGTCTCCTGCCAAGAAACCTTCTACTAAGAAACCTTCTACCAAGAAACCTACTAAATTCCCTCGTGATTTGCGTTCGGATACAATGTGAAGAAAGTTTTTAACCTTAAGTAACAAAGAGGGCTATTGGTATGAACCAAACGGCCAAACTTGCTCATACTCTATACGGGGAGCCAACTACCAAGCACTCCCGTCTTGCCCATGCAGAAGGCGCACGCCTTGCTGCTCCATCAGGCCCTTATATTGGGCGTAATCGTTGCATAGCTAAGGACGACACGTGTGAGGGCCCAAAGGCCCGTGGGACAGATTTTTGTATTGGACATCTAAGAAATAGGGGTGAGGCTTAATGGCAATAACGCTTACGACATTGCGTTCACAGGTTAGGGATATGGCTGACCTTGATGAGACGGATTTGTCTAATACGATTATTGACCAGTTTGCTCGTGAGGGGTTCCAACGCATTTATGCGTTAGAACGCCGTTGGCCTATATTGCAGGAAACGTATACGTTTAACACTGTTGCTAACCAGCGTGAATACACAATATCTACAATCGGGGATATTCGAGAAATCATCTCTGTTGTAGATACATCTACTCAGGGTGCCAGGCTTAGTCTGATTGATTACAACGATGCTGAACAAATTTGGTTGGGCAACCTTGACACCCCTAGCCGACCATACTTTTATGCTTTTTGGGATAAGAAGTTATTTTTGTGGGCCAAGCCAGACATTGTGTATCCAATGACTGTTCGTGCTTTTCGCAATCCCGTTTACACATGGTTGAGCGATATTACTGAGACCATTGATTTGGATGAGTTCTTTCATGCCATTTTGCCTTATTTTGTTCTTGCTCGTGTGTATCAGCGTCAAGAGGATTCCGACTTAGCAAACATGTACATGAAGTCTTTTGAAGAGGGTGTGGCATTTGCTCGTCGTGACTTGATGAAGGCATCAAGTGCGCAGCCAGTTGTGATGTCCGGTGGACGACAGTACCCAACGATGAAGCGTTGGCTACAGACTCTTGGTAGGACGTTGTAGTGCCACAGTTACTTATCGAACGATACGACGATTTTACTGGTGGTCTGAACCTTCGGGCAGACCAATTTCAGTTATCCAAGAACGAGTCTCCTGACATGTTGAATGTGGAGATTGACCCTCGTGGTGGTTTGTTCAGCCGTGGAGCGTTTAGGGAGATTAACACTACTGCTGTTTCTGGAACGTGGGCTCCGAAGCGTCTCACATGGTTTAAGGGTTCTTCACAGTATTTGATGTTGACTACGGCAACATCTGTGTATCAGGGTACTGGTACGGATTTTACTCGTTTGGATTTTGGTTCTGGTACACCTATTGTGTCTGCAAGCACAAGTGGTTCATCGTTAGCCCAGTGGGGCGACACGATGTACATGACTACTGGTGTTGACGGTGTGGCTTCTTACAAGTGGAAAGTTACTGATACTTATGCAACTGCTTTGATTGCTAGCGGGCCAACTTGGCAAACTCAGGGCTCTCCGGTTGGTGGATACATGCCTAAGGCTGAGCATTTGATTCAGCATGCAAACAAGATGTTTGCAGCGAATATTAATGATAATGGTACTAAGTACCCTAATCGTTTGTATTGGTCTCACGATGCTCTACCTACTGATTGGGATTCAACAAACTTTATTGAGTTCAATGGTGGTGGCAATGGTATTACTGGTCTAGCATCGGTTGCTGGACATCTTGTTATATTTAAGCCACAATCAATTTATGTTTTGTTTGGGTACGATTCAACCGACCATCAGGTTGTTGAGTTGTCAACTAACCTTGGTGTGGATTTGCCAACTCACATTGCATCATCTGAACAGGGTGTGTATTTTTATGTTGGGTTTAAAGGATTGTTCTACTACAACGGAAACACTGTTGTTGACTTGTTTCAGAACCTTAAGGCTGTGTATCCACTTGGATACATTAACAATAACTACAGCAGCAAGATAAGTGTGTCTTATGTTAACCGCAGGGTGTGGCTTGCCGTCCCTTACTCGACTGGTGTCGCTGCTACCGAAGTAACCACTGATTTGGTTTACGACCCGAGCATTGGTCAGAATGGTTCTTGGAACAGGCTGTCCTCTGCAGACGGGCTTGGTCTTGTTGGTGGAGCAGATTTTAAGACTACTGCTGGTGTCAGCGTACCTGTGCTTGCACATCCAACACTCCCGAGAGTGTTGGAGGTAGAAATCTTTTCATCTGAAACAGATTTTATTAGTCAGGCAGAAGCAAACTTTGCAACGTATTATCGCACAGGTTGGGTTGACGGAAACAATTACTCAATGAAGAAGATGTTTCGCAGACCAGACTTTGTTCTTAAGCAGGTGGATACGCAGCGGACATTGAATGTCAAAGTTTTTCACAACTTTGAAGAAGCCACTGGTAACGAGCGTAAGAGTATTGATATTGTGCTACCTGCTTCTGCTAGTGGTGGACAGTGGGGAAGCATGTATTGGGGCACTGGCACATGGGGTGTTGTTGCTCAGGGTGCAGAGGTTCGTCGTGGTTCTAATCTTGGCTTGGCTCGTTGTGTGCAACTTTTGTTTACTGGTCCGACTGGTGGCGAATGGGGCATTGACAGTATTGCCTATAAATATAATAATCGAAAGGTCACTGGATAATGGCTCTAACTATTCCGAATACATTTGTTGACGCAACTATTGCTGAGGCTGCTGAAGTCAATGGCAACTTTACTGCTGTCAAGAACTTTGTTGACGCACTACAAGCAGGCACAGGTTTTACTGCTGGTGCTATTCCTGCAGCGGCTTTGGCTACTGATTCTGTTACTGCAATAAAAATCCTTGATGGTGTTGTGAGTTTTGTGAAACTTGCTGGCGATGTTTCTTCTGGTCTTTCTTCTACTGACCAGGTTGTTTTAGGGGGGCAGATTTTCGGATGATGGAACCACTATCAATTCCTGCTGTAACGACACTCAATTCTTCGGATGCTGTTGCTATTCGTGTGATTGTGTCTGCGTTGATTCAGGCAATTGATTCTATGCGCAAAGACATTGAAGAGTTGAAGAAGCGTCCTATTCCTAGTAAAGAATCTCGATACAAAGGTAATTTCTAATGGCATTTAATCCAGCAGAATACGCAGCTAAGTTGCAAGCTTTGATTAGTGGTTTTAACACCAGTAGTAGTCGTGCTTTATATGATAATCAGAGTATGAATCAGACTGCTCGTCGTGCGATGGCAGATGCGAACACGGAGTACGATAGGCAGGCCCCACAGTTGGTGGCAGGCTATGGTCGTAGTGGTCGTAATACTGCGAACGTTAAGAGCGGTGCTTTTTCTAAAGCGATGCAGGACTTTGCTAAAGACCGTGTTGATAAGACTGGTCAAGCGCAGGGTGCGCTTGACACTGGTAATGCTTTTTATCAGAGTGATTTGGGCGAGCGTCAAGCACAATTGAAAGCAGACCAGGGTGTAATTGAACAAGACAAGGCTCGGCAGATTGCCGATGATGCCGCAGAATTAATGCGATACAGAGCAGGAGCATACGCATGAGTGTAGATAGTTACGATTGGGTCAATGGTGCTGCTGCTAAGCAGGTTAATCGTCCACGAACAGCAGACCGTTATGCTCGTACGCAGAGTTTGATTACAACTGCTGCTGCTGGTCAGATTCCTTACAACTATGAGGCTGGCACTAAGGCGGAGAATGATGCTTACAACAGAGCCAATATGTATAATCAGGCTGGACCAAAGGCTGGTGCTGTAGACCCTTTTGCTGCTTATGGCGGTCTTGCTGGTTTAACCAAGATGCTTCAGGGTGGCGGTTCTGGTGGTGGTTCCGGTGGAGATTCTGCTTTGGATTGGGCTAAGTTTAATGCT